GTGACGGTATCTATGTGCTAAAGTATAAGAAGAAGGTATTCTACGATAACCTGTGGAACGACTACATTGCCGAATGCCGTGGGTCTATCGTAGATGCCGACTTCAACCTAGTGTCGTATCCATTCACAAAGATCTATAACTACGGTATCGAAAAGGAAGCACCAGTGCTGGCCGCAGATACTCCAGTTACAGCATTCCGTAAGGTCAACGGCTTTATGGTTGCCGCTACTTGGTACAATGGAGATGTCCTAGTGTCTACTACTGGTAGCACAGACTCAGACTATGTGCGTATGGCAAAAGAAATGATGCTCAAGCACATGCCTTGGGAAGACTGGCAACTAGGTTTTACTAAGACAGACATGGACGGTATGACTTTGATGTTTGAGTGCGTTCATCCAGATGACCCACACATCATTCCAGAAGTGCCAGGCATGTATATCTTAGGTTATCGTGAGAACACATGGGGTTCTAAGGTTGGACACGACAAGGACACACTATGGCTCTTGGGCAAGGTGTTTAACTGTCATGTTCCAGAAGTCATAGAAACTACTGTGGGCAACCTAGTAGAAGCGACAAAGAACGTCCGCCATGAAGGATTTGTATTCTATACCGAAGACGGTGTAAGTGCTAAGATCAAGTCACCATACTACTTGACTTCAAAGTGGGTTGCTCGCAATCCACGTACAGACAAGTTGGTTGACCTGAACAAGGACATCAAGCAGAATTTGGATGAAGAGTACTATCCGCTGGTTGACAAAATCCGTGCTAATATAGTACAATATACAGCGATGACGGAACAAGAACGTCTTGCTTGGGTAAGGGAACAATTAGTATGAAAGATGAAAGTCATTTACCAGTAAGTGAACAAAGCCTACTCTTTCGCCTGCGTAAGCGGGCAGAGATTAGGCGTCAGATTCCTGGACGTTTAGCAGTGACAGAAGGCAAGCCAGATAAGATTGCTAACTTGCTAGATGAAGCCGCAGACGAAATTGAAAAGTTAGAACAAACCATTGCTAATCTGGTAGCACAACGATTAGATGAAATTTAAAGGAGATCAAAATGGCAAAAGGTGCAGTAAGTAATCACAAGCGTGTTCATAAAAATACCTGCCAAAATGGCAGTAAAACTTCTACTGTAAATAAAAGCAGAAAAGGTCATAAACAATATCGCGGTCAAGGACGTTAATATGGCTCAACACTTAATGGTCGACTTGGAGACTCTCGACACTAAAACTACCGCAACTATTCTTACCTTAGGTGCAGTAAGGTTTGATCCTTTCAGCAATGCTCCTATGAAGGAACTGTATCTGCGTGTGGAAATAGACAGCCAAGATGCTCTAGGTTGTACTGTAAGTGATGACACGCTAAAGTGGTGGAACCAACAGGATACTAACATCATGGAAGAAGCATTTGATCCTAGGGATCGTATTCCTATCCATGAAGTTATTAATCAGTTCCATTCACTGGCATGGGGATGTCAACAGTTTTGGAGTCACGGTGCTACCTTTGACTTGATGATTTTGCAGAATATCTATGACAAGTTAGGTCGTGCGTATCCTTGGAACTTCTGGGAAATGCGTGATACCCGTACATTGTTCGATCTAGCAGATCCAGACATGCCTACAGATTCGAAACACAATGCGTTAGAGGATGCCAAGCGTCAGGCAATAGGAGTAAGAAATGTCTTCAGAAAACTCGGACACCAACCCCGACGTTGAAATTTCCAAAAGCCCAGACAGACATACCTTTCAAAAACAAGGGTATGTTGAGCGTCAAACCGAAAAAGGTGAACCTGTCAACGAGGATTATCTTGATTGGTTTGAAAAAGTTCTAGAAGAACACAATACTAAATTTGACGATCCAGCAAGGCGTAAAAACAACATGGAATACGACTTACTGACTACACCTTGGATTTTAGAAAAAGTCCGTAGCAGTGATTCGTATGCACAAAACTTGTATGCGGCTATGTGTAATATGCAGTTTGTTCGTAAAGAAATGTTTCCTTTCCTACGTCAAGATCCTGACAAAGATCTGTGGAGTGCTTCGTGGCGTTATGCGGGTGGAATTATTGCAGATATGCGGCAAGAGGGAGACTACATTGATTGGTACTGCTCAGGCATGGGCGGATTAAATCAAGAGTACGATGCTAAAGAAACTAATGAACAATGGCAAAAGCGTACAGGATATGTACCCGAAGGCATTGTTACAGAAGAAATAGAAGCAGATTTGCTTAGACTAGGGTGGATACCAGTACCTTGGGAAGATGACTAATATAGGGCCTTAGGGCCCTATTTTTTTGGTTACAGTTCCGATAAATACTAGAAAATGAGGATTCCCACATGAGTTATCAACCACTCTTTCTAGGACTAGGTACTGCTGTAACCAGCACTGATTCTGATAATAATCGTCTAAGAGGCGAAACTGCCAACCTTAGACAAGGCCAGCCCGTGAGATTTGTTGTAGAAGGCAACAATATGATTTTTGGCGGCGTAATTGCTAACACTGTTTATTACATAAAAGACATCATCGACGATGAGTTTTTTACAGTTTCTACTACACTCAACGGCGATGTATTAGAACTCACAGACGGTGAAGGATTTATGTTAGTTCGCACCATCCAGAAAGAACTTCCAACAGAAAGTCTACGCAAAGTAGATTCTATGTTTAAGGAAATTTATACATCGGGATTTGGGCAAGGTGAAACTGGTATTCTTTCAGTGGAGGAAGATACTAGTCCTAGTCTAGGCGGGAATTTAAATTTAAACTCAAACGAAATTACAGGCCCTGGCGCAATCAATATCACTGGTAATATTAATGCTACAGTAATTTCTGGAGACCTAAGAGGAGTTGTTGCTGGCGGATTGATAGGACCAGTAGACGAAGAAGGTATTAGAACTGGACTTCCAACTATTGATGGTTTACCTTTTGAACTAGGTAGTCCAGAAGCAGGACAAATTATTGCATGGAACGGTCCTGGACAAAAGTTTGTACTTACTAGTTTACAAGCCGCAAGCGGAACTGATACTTTAAACGATGTATTGTTTAGAGGAAACACTAGTCTTGAATCTATCAATGTTAACGGTGTAACTACAACTAGTCTAACTGTAACTAACGGTATTGACTACTCAGAACTTGTTAACACTCCAAATATTCCGGTAGACGTCAGTGACTTAACTGATTTAACAGACATCATCCCAGCCGCACAAGTTCAAAGCGATTGGAACGCTGTTAGCGGCTTAGGGGTAATTTTAAATAAACCAACTATTCCTAGCACACTATTAGACTTAGGAATTACAGATGGTACTAACGGGCAAGTATTAACAACTAACGGTTCTGGTGGATTCACATTTACCACAGTATCCGGTGGTGGTGGTGCTGGACTAGGTTCTAGAGTTACTGCTACTGCAACAACAGGCGCACTGGCAATCAATGCTATCGGCAACATATCTATATCTGGATTTAAAACTTATGCGTTGTTGGCTATGACTGTTGAAATACCAGCATGGGTAAGACTATACACTACTGCGGCGGCAAGAGCGGCAGATGCATCAAGATTAGAAACTCAAGATCCACAACCTGGTTCAGGTGTTATTGCAGAAGTAATTACTACTTCTAATGATCAAACAGTATTATTCACACCGGCCACTATAGGCTTTAACGGCGATATACCTGCTACAACTACAGTATATGCTTCTGTAAAGAATAAGGGATCGGGCGTGGCTACCATTCAAGTGACCTTAGCGTTAGTACAACTAGAGGCATAACAATGAGCGATTTAAAAGAATATATCGTCACTCTAAAAAATAGAGATGACTTAGATGCTTTCTATGAGGATATGGAAAGTCCTGGGGGCAATCTGTATATTCCAAACAGAGTAGTCGAGTGCGCTCATAGAAGAGAAATAAGTCGTAGCACACACTACATGTTAAGTGATGCCGAAGTAGAAGAATTAAAAAAAGATTCGAGAGTGTTTGCTGTTGAACTAACTCCAGAACAACGAGGCATTACTGTTACAAGAAGTTTTACACAAACAGGCAACTTCAATAAAAGTGGTGTATCACAAGCATCATATAGAAATTGGGGACTACTCCGTTGTGTAGAAGGTCAGCAAAGAGCAAACTGGGGTTCCGATGGAACTCAAAATATAAATGCTACTATCACTGTCACTGCCGAAGGTAGAAACGTTGACGTTGTTATAGTCGACGGACACATGAATCCTGCACATCCTGAATATGCAGTCAACAGCGACGGGTCAGGCGGATCTCGAGTAATACAGTATAATTGGCTACAACATCGCTCCGGTGGCGGCACTTATCTTTATACTCCTTACACAGGTGGCGCTGGTGATGACGACAACAATCACGGCGCACACGTTGCCGGTACTGCCTGCGGCAATACACAAGGTTGGGCAAGATCAGCAAATATCTATAACATAAACCCTTACGGTACAAATCCAAACGGAAATATTCCAACATTCATATTTGATTATATTAGAGCGTGGCATTCCGCTAAAGCAATTAACCCTGCCACAGGAAGAAAGAACCCAACTATAACAAATAACAGTTGGGGATTTTCATATACTGTAGTTGCTTCTACTATCACTGAAATTTTTTATAGAGGTACACTAATACCGGGTCCATTTACTCTTGCACAGTTGGCTAATTACGGGTTAATAACAGCCAACTATTTCGGAACAGACTACTTGGTTATTCCTGCTAGAGTTGCGGCTGTGGAACAGGATATTGTAGATGCTGTCGCTGACGGTATCATTGTAGTAGGAGCCGCTGGAAATGATTCAGCAACACTAGGAGTTCCGCTCGATGCAGACTGGGAAAACTATATAACAGCAGGTGGCGGACAATATTACACCAGTGACCTTGGTACTCCGGGCGGTGCAATAAGAGAAGACACTAGTTTTGCAACTATTTGTGTAGGTTCTATTGATTTAACTACCGCAGACAGAAAAGCAGACTATAGTAATAGAGGCGGAAGAATTGACATCTGGGCTCCGGGAACAGGAATTCAAAGTAGTGTAAACTCAGGCGGTATTACCGATAGTAGAAACGTAGCATATAGACAAGACATCTACAGTGGCACTAGTATGGCAAGTCCTCAAGTATGTGGAGTATTGGCATGTGCGTTAGAAATGTATCCCTACATGAATAACGATCAAGCAAGAGAGTACATTATTGCCAATGCTAAGCCACAGGTCTTTGATGCTAATGCCGGACTGAGTAATGTCTACTCGTTGTCAGGTAGTCCAAACCGTTATCTTGCCCATAAACAAGAACGTGTAGTAAGTGGCAGTGTTTATCCAAAAACTGATTATTTTATTCGTCCAAGTTCTGGACAAGTTTATCCTAGAACTAGAATAAAAAAATAACCGTTTTACTTGACATAATACTGCTTAACTGTTAAACTGTTTGCATGACAAAAACATATTTGGTCGAAGACATATTTCATGAAATTCCGGAAGATCCGGATCATGTTATGATGACCATACCTCCAGAAATTTGTGAACAGTCTGGACTCAAACCCGGTGACGTGGTTAAAATTGAAGTCAAAGACGGATCAATGTTCATTACCAAAGCATGAGTAAAAGTGATTTAATTGAGATGGAAGGTGCCATCTCTGAAGTGCTACCTAGCAATATGTTCCGTGTCACCTTGGAAAACGGACACATCCTTACCTGCTATACTAACGGCAGACTTCGCCAAAATAAAATTAAAATTATTTTGGGCGACAGAGTTCGAGTTGAAATGAGTCCCTACGACTTGTCCAAAGGACGCATAACTTATAGACTTTGATTGACCTTTTTATCTTTTGATGTTACAATACAAGTATTGTTTAACAACATTGAAAGACGCACAATGGCATACCCTAAGAAAGTCACTGATCTTTTTGGAGAAGATCTTTTCAAACTTTTAGGACCAAAGAAAGATCGAAAGCCCTGGGCTTCTCTTTCTTTTAAAGAACAGGAAGAACGTAAGAAAAATATCCCGTTCTATATTAATACTCAAACCTTAGGTAAAGCACCAAACTTTACTGATATGATGATTGCTTGTTTCCAAAAGATGATTATTTTGGGAGCAAAGAATCCGCTTAAAGGTATTGATTTGCCTTATTTTGATTCTCTTGCTGAAGCAAGCAAGACAATGGGCGTACCTCCAATTAATTATTCTAACACACTGTCGCCGATCTCTATCTTGCACAAAAATGCAGAAAAACAGCGTGACATTTTCTTACAACATATTCTTGTTGACATTGTATTTCAGTTTCAGCCCGGACTAGTATTCCCAGGTATTGGTCGTATGGATTCAAAAGGTCGACTGTTTGTAAACGACATGCAACATCGAACATTGGCCTGTATGATTTTAGGCATCGACCATGTTCCAATTAACTACATCGAGAGCGACGACGAATACTGGGATGTCCAACAATATGCGGCTATTAACATTAATAGTTTGCAGTGTAGTGAGTTTGACAAATTCCGTATTCGAGTTCAGCGTGGTCATGCCAGCGTTGAAGCAAATCTTCCAGTCGATGTTGAAGATCAGTTGTGCGTTGACCTAAATGAAATCTTTGAAAAGAACGAAATCAAAGTAGTCGAAAAAGGCGACAAAGATATCAATACTAACAGTAAAGTGCTAAGTGGTATCGGCAACATGATCAAGTATTGGAAAGAATACGGTCCCGATATTGCAACACGAGCAATAGAGTTAAATGCTCAAATGTTTCCTACAAGTACGTTTCAAACAGCGAATAGTTGGGGACTGATGGAGTTTCTTAAGGCACAGGAGCCCGGTGTTGATCCGATTGCTATGGACTATGCTATTCAAGAAGCAATTAAAACCTTTCTGCCAAAGGATAATCAAGGCAACAAACTACATAGTCTGATTAAGGATGCATGTAAAGCAGACAATGATCTAACTTCAATTCGTTTCGAACCTATGGTCATTGCCGAAGGTATTCGACAAATTTGCAATACTTATTCAAAAGAAGTTGACTGGAAATGGCAACCACCGATGTGGACTGAAGAGCGTTTCAAGTTTAAACTTGATCTAGCATAATATGTGCAATAACTACGAAAAAATTAATTCGTTAATTGAAGAAACTAAGCGTAGTCCGTATCGAGGACTGTGCGAGTCTACTTATATTAATGATAAAATTTATAAGGAGTTTGCTAAACGTAAAGATCTTAAATGGGTTAAGATACAAGACTTAAAGTTAAAGTATCGGTGGACTGATGAAGAAGCGCAACTAATGTATGACAAGACGCCTGACGGTTGGACAGACGGCGTCGGAGTTTATCGTTTTTATGACTTTGGCAAGGGCGAGAACAAGGTTGTAAAAGAAGATGGCGTTGATAAACTATTCCATGAACCACAACACGATCACATCGTAAGCAGAGACGAAGCAAAAAGACTAGGTTGGACAGAGAAACAAATCAACCATCCAAGTAATCTGCAATATATTAGTGCTATTCAAAACTTTATGAAACGTAATTTTACTAAAGAAATGTGGGATGCAGTTAGCCCAACAGTCAGTCAATTGTTTAATACAACTGGAGAGTAATCATGGAAGTAGTTAACATTCGAGACCTTAGCAAGAAGAAACAAAAAACTGGCTTGCTGGAAGTCCTTGACGACCTTCGTAAACGCATCGAAGAAGGTACTCTTGAAGAATTTGTTGTAGCCAGCATGGACAGTGAGGGAGACGTAGAAATTCATGTCTGCGTCAAGGACCTTGTAGGCGGTGTTGGCTTGTACGAAATGGGCAAACATATTCTCATGCAACAACAATCTATGAATTTTGACTAATATGACTCCAGTTAACGATCGAGTGTGGCCTGCTGAAGAAGTTCTAACTATGGCCTGTGCTATATACAGGACCAAAGGCTATACTAGTACCAGTACCTTTATAACATCAGATCCTGAAAGTGAATCACGCTGGAACAACAAAGAGCATCTTTGCTATCAGATGGTTCCTGAAATTGCTGATAAAGAATACAAGGTACTAGTTAATGTCACTCAACAAGATGCAGACACTGCCCACGCTATTGTTCAGTATTATCGTAGGTTAGCATTTGGTGTAATCGGCGACACTCTCAACGACTATATGCAACGAGTTTTTTCCAGCACACAAAAGCCCGAAGTTATGTTCAAAGACTTTGGTGTGTTGGCCAGTGTGCCCAGTGCCTACGACAAAGAGATCTCTAAAAAACGTATTGAAAAAGAAGCCAAGGCTACTAAACAAGAACATATTGGTAAAGTTGGCGAGTCTATTATTTTGGAGGTCAGATATATTAACACCCGCTTTGTCCAAAAACTAAATTGTTATGCACATGAAGCCGTGACTAGCACAGGACATTTGGTTAACTTTTTGAACAAAATCGAATTGGGTAAAGTTGGCGTTGTCCAAAAGATTCGTGCCAAAGTAAAAGCACACGGTGTAAACTTCCAAACTAAAACACTGGAAACTCAATTAAATTATGTCAAGGTACTTGACACAGAGTTCGTTTGGCAGTAAAATATAGTATTAGTAAACACAGGAGCCACAATGATTGACCCTTGCTATCAAGTTATTAGCGATTTGGAAAACCATCCTAGTCGCATAAACAAAGAACAAATTATTTTTGAGCAGGCAAAAGAAGGAAATAGTGAATTCTTTGAAGGTTGTCGTTTGGCTCTTGACCCTATGATTACATTTGGATTGAAACAAATCCCGGAGAAAAAAGATGAAGATGGCGCTGGCCTACCTTGGGATAGTTTTACTCTCGCTCTTACTGGCTTTACTACTCGCAATGTCACCGGTAATACAGCACGTGACATGATTCAGGCCATGATGAATTCGGCCACTAAGAAACAATGGAATGGCTGGTATCGTCGTATCCTTATCAAAGACCTGCGCTGTGGCGTAAGTGAAAAGACTATTAATAAGGTTGTAGAAAAAGAATGGCCTGAATATTCTGTACCTATTTTTAGTTGCCAACTTGCTCACGACAGTGCTAACCACGAGAACAAAGTTGCAGGTAAGAAACTCATTGAAGTTAAACTTGACGGAGTTCGTGTGCTTACTATTGTGTACCCTGATGGGCGTGTGGATCAGTTTTCCCGCAATGGTAAGGAACTAGTTAACTTTCCGCACGTTAAGGCTCAGTTTGAAGCCGTAGCAGTCGAAGGCGGCGTTAGCCAGCCTACGGTGTTTGATGGCGAGATTATGAGTAGTAGTTTCCAAGACTTGATGAAACAGATTCACCGTAAAAGTGATGCACAGGCACAGGATGCAGTGCTTAACTTGTTTGACATCATTCCTCTTGCAGACTTTGAAACAGGCAAGAGCAAACAAAAACAGACTCACCGCAGTATGTTGCTGAAGGCCTGGCACGATACATGGTCTGACAAACTGCCCAATGTAACAGTTGTTGGACAAGAAACAGTTGACTTGGATACCGACGAAGGTCAGAAACGTTACAAGGAAATCAATGCACAGGCCATTGCAGGTGGATACGAAGGTATCATGTTGAAAGATGCCAATGCTGGCTATGAATGTAAACGTAGTGTAGCATGGCTCAAACTCAAGCCATTTATTGAAGTGTCGCTGACTGTAGTGGCTGTTGAAGAAGGCACTGGTCGTAATGTTGGTAAACTAGGTGCTCTTGTATGTGAAGGTGTAGATGATGGTAAATCAATCCGAGTTAATGTTGGTTCTGGTTTTAGTGATTCCGACCGTGATACTTTTTGGACTGATCGTGAAGCCCTTATTGGGCAAATTGTGGAAGTCCGTGCTGATGCGATTACGCAAAATCAGGATGGAAGTTACTCTCTACGCTTTCCGCGCTTCCTACATTTTAGAGGGTTTGACCGTGGCGAGAAAATATGATATCCGACGGTCCATGCACAAGGATATGTTGTATGGATCCTTGCTAGAACTCAGCAAGAATCAACGTGTTTGGCATGAAAGTTCAGTGAGTCCGGAGTACAGTCATTTGACTGAAGACGGCAAAGATGCTATTATTCATGTAATTGAAGAAATGTTCCGAGGACTTCAAACTATTCATAGGCAAGAAGTTAAAGAAGAAGCAAAAAAACAAACACTGGATTCGTTAAAGTCATGATAACCTACAATGTAACTAGGGACAAAGATATACGCACTATACGTCAGGGCGACCCAGGCTTCCACATCAATGACGGTATTACATTATATCCGCGAGCAATGATACATGTCACTCCGGACTGTCCTAGTCATATTAGAGAATATCTACAATGGGCCATGGAAAATGGTTACATTAAATGTGTAGCACATGTCTATGGTAAAGAATTAACAATGGACGCACTTAGATGAAGATAGGAATTATAGGTTTTGGTTACGTGGGCTCAGCCATTGGATGGGCTCATCGTCACGACCAAGTTGTTATTCACGATCCTAAAATGCACGACAGTGTCAGCAAAGCAGAAATGCTAGACTGCGATGGCATTTATGTATGCGTTCCTAGTCCCAGTACTGAAGAAGGTTACTGCGATTCGAGCATCTTAGAAACTACCTTAAAAGAACTGTTGCTGGTTAGTTTGAGAAACGATATTCCTATCATTTGTAAAACTACTGCACCCCCTAGTGTCTACGAAAGACTGCAAAAGCAATATCCAAACATTGTTTATAGCCCAGAGTTTCTTACAGCACGTAACCACATCAGTGATTACCAACAGACAGAAGTGTTTATTCTAGGCGGTGATGTCGAAGTATGCGAACGTGCTAGAGATATCATCATGTCTAGCAATGTTAAGAGTAAAAACTTTCTACTCAGTGACATTAAAAGTGCCAGTTTGTTCAAGTACATGATGAACAGTTATCTTGCCACCAAGGTAACTTTCATGAACGAATTTAAACAGTTGGCAGATGCACACGATGTTGAGTGGAATCATATCAAAGAACTTGCTAGATACGACCAACGCATAGGAACAACACACATGGATGTGCCTGGACCGGATGGTGAGTATGGTTGGGGTGGTGCATGTTTCCCCAAAGACATTGCGGCCATTACCATGGAAGCCATTGACCGTGGACTAGACTTTGAACTTATGCAAAGGGTAGAAACACTTAACAAAAAACATAGGAAACTATCATGACAGATGATCAGTATGAAGAATTTGCTAAACGTATGGAAGAACGTTTTCCTAAAATGTTTAGTCAACCATACGGCGGATTTGCTATAGGTGCGGGCTGGTGGCCTATCATTGAAAGTCTATGCGCCAACATTCAACATCACACCGATTGGTGGAACACTAACAGACAAGACCGTCCTGTTGTAGAACAAGTAGTTGTTGAACAGATTAAAGAAAAGTTTGGAGGCCTACGTTTCTATTACCAAGGTGGAGATGAAACTATTCACGGCATGGTTCGTATGGCAGAATCTTGGGCAGACTTGTGTTGTGAAGAATGTTGTGCTCCAGGTAAGCGCAGAAATGGCGGGTGGATTAAAACGCTCTGCGACAAACATGAAGAAGAACGTCAAGAACGTCTTCGTGCCCGTGAAATGAAACAATCAGGATTTGAAGAATGAGTCAAGTATATCTAATTAAACCTTTAGAAAAGAAGAGTGTTGTTTGGCACGTAGAAATGTACCGCAAAAATGCGGACGATTCTGTGAGTTGGTTTAGTATCGATGAAACTTATCGTTGGGGTCAAGGATTTGTCGAAGGAGACTTGGACTGTAATTTACCATATGTTGACGATAAGATTGCTTACGCTAGTAACGATTACGGATGGGGTGCTGAACTAGACGACAGTTGTGCTTGTGATTTTGAATTCAGCGACGACATTGGCGAAGAGGAACAAGAGGCTATCAAAGAAGCATACTACGAAGGTGGTGCATCTTGGTTGTTCGATGGTGAACACGATTGGCTAGAAGAACATTCATGTATTGAAGTTTATGCTCCATTCCAGGTTAGCCTCTGTGAAGAAGACGGTACTGTCATTGAGGAAAACGTTAAATTAAAACCGCGTCCAGATCCTAGAACCAGTTGGCCGTGGAGCGTTGATAATCCAAAACCCGATGATGAATGACAGACCACCTATGGATGTGCCATTCGATAACGACAAGCCGCCATCTGGAACTTACAAACATCAATACCAAATAATTGATGACCGTGTTCACGAAATTAAAAATGTAGTAGTGCATACCTTTAGCATGGGTGATGTGGAAGATCCGGATATCTATGCTGCAGAACCTTTGTTGAAGTGGCAACAGAGCGAGTGCGGTTCTTGGGTAATGAGTCACAGTTTGGAACAACCTGTGTGGCACAGGTATGCTGATCCAATGAGTTATGGTTACAAATATGCTATCACAGCAAAACTCTTAGCCAAAGATTACACATACTGGAGTTTAAAGTGGGGCAGTGTCATTGACAAGCGACAGTTTTAATGCTATAATAACAGTATGAAAATCCAAATCGTATCAGACCTACATTTAGAATTTGAGGACATCAACATCAAGAATGAACTTGGTGCAGATGTTCTAGTTCTCAGTGGCGATATCTGTGTTGCAGATGATCTCCATAATCAACCTGCACTGGCTTGGGAAAGTCTCCCAACAGACGGATATGGCCGTGCCAAACGTGCTCTACGTTATAGAGAATTCTTTCAGCGTGTAAGTTTCCAATTCCCTCATGTCATTTATGTCATGGGTAATCACGAGCACTATAATGGCAAGTTTGATAAGAGTGCAGAAGAACTGCAATCAATGTTGAACTACCTAAACATTCACAACGTCTATATACTAGACCGTGGAACAAAAGTCATTGACAATGTTACTTTTATCGGTGGCACATTATGGACCGACTGCAATAACGGCGACAGTCTTACCCTGTACCATCTTGAACATGCTATGAATGACTTTAGGTTGATCCGTATTGCTAAAGAAAACTTCAGAAAGTTCTTGCCTGCTCGCACAATGAGTGAGCATGTAAAGACAAAACAGTATATCCAAACAGTGTTGCAAGGTGTTGCCGATGATGCTCGAGCAGTTGTATGCACACATCATGCACCTAGTCATCTAAGTATTCACGAATACTACAAAGAAGACACACTGATGAATGGCGGATACGCCAGTGATTTGAGTGAGTTTATATTGGATCATCCAAAAGTTAAACTGTGGACACACGGTCACATGCATCAAACATTTGATTATGTTATTGGTGAAACTCGTGTAGTGTGTAACCCACGTGGTTACAATGATGAAAATCCTAATTTCAATCCCAATTTTATTGTAGAGGTTTAAAATGAAAGTTGGTCTCAGTTACAGCCGTTGTATTCGTGACATCATTGACGGTGCAGTCGATATCAACGATGTTCTAGTTATTATCACTCGTACGGATTTTGACCCGAATAATGACGAACAGTGGTCAGGTATCTGGAACGGTTACGGAGGTGGCCGTAGTGCGGGTAGTATTTGGAGTAATCCAGAGTGGGCCGGTTACCATGACGAAGCACGTTTCCGTCAAGTGACCATGGATCTTTACAACAGCGGTCGTATGCATCAGCCTCGAAAGTTTGGCGCACACCCTGCTCGTCGGCCAGAGATTTGGCTAGAAACAGTTTTGCCTAGTTCAGAACTTGAACGCAATCCTATGGCCAAAGCCGCTTGGGATAAGTTTCAAACAGTTGCAGGGCTGACTAATGTAGAATTAGACAAGGAGTACAAATGATTAAAGGTATAACGCAAAGTGGTAGATATACCACAGTAAGCGGAGGCTCTGCTAGTAGCACCTATATTAGCCCAGGTAGTTCTGGTGCAGGCATGATGCGATATAACGGCAATATGAACTGTATTGAAGTCAACGATGGTATTAGTTGGAAAGAACTTTCAGGAAGTTATGCTTCAATGGGGCTAACACAGGAAGCAGAAGCACTACTAGACTGGGCACGTGAACAACGCAACAAACAACAGGCTAGAAAGTATGCCGCAGAAAGCAATCCTGCACTGAAGAAAGCCTATGAAGCCATTCAACGTGCAGAAGAAAACTTTGATATACTAGAAGCCATTGCTGGCAAATATGATGAATCAGATCAAGTACAGGCAAGTCCATGAGTAACGTTAAAACAAGATTTGAAAACACCTGTGAAGTTACGCAGGAAAGCACTGGACGTAAAGTTCAAGCAGATATCATGGCATTCAATGAAGGTCGTAATCTAACTGTGGTTATGAACAAGAGTGTCAAACTGTTGATGAACTGGAATGGCCGTTGCTATGAAGGTCGTATGGCGGGTTTAGATTTTATCAGCAACGGTCCTAAAGGCCAAAAGTACACAGAGGGAAGATGACTAGTATTCTTGCACAAATTAGGCAACGAAGTGTAAATGTAACTGTTGATGATGAACTCGACATTTTTACTTCTACCTTTAAAGAAAAAGACAAAGTATTCAAAGACGATCCTTTGTTGATGTCTTGCAGTCTTAAAGACTTGTACGAAACAACTGGTATTCACTTGTCACTGGAAGACCCAAGAGTCATGGAACATGTCAGTGACGAAATCAAAGAGTATGCTGAAAAGGTAAGAAAGTATTTTACCAAAAAGTTCTTTTGGAGTAACTTGTCTAATAGTAGGA